CATAAGTCCATTAGTAAAAACTTAGGGGAGGAAACCTCCCCTTCGTTTCTATACTTTTAAGTATTAAGCTATAAGGTCGATCTTAACTGCTGATCGGTTTCCAGCTGCATCTGCAACCAACTCTTCAAAGCCGAGGGCTTGTGAAGCGACGATTACATTACGCTGATTACCAACTTCGTAGTCAGACTCAACAGTTACACCACGTAGACGTGGGATAACGTAGTTACGCAAGTTAACTGCGAATGCTACTGGAGCTCCAGCGGCTTCTGCAACGAAGCTGTCAGAAACTACAACAGGAGTACCATAAACAGCACCGATTTGACCGGTAAGTTTAGTAGCAGCATCAGAGCCAACTTCAGATACGTCACTGAAGCCTGCATCTTCGATTAATTCGAAGTAACGAGCTTGTGATACAACATAAGCCATATCAGAAGGATTAAGACCATACTTACCCATGTCCTTACGAGCAGCTAACAACAAAGCAGCAGTCAACTTAGTGCCATCAGAGATGTCAAGAGTTGTGCCGTGAGCAGTAGCATAGCCGTCAAGACCAGTAATTGAACCAGAACCGTTGATAACAGCGTTATCAACTGCACGAGCGTGAGCACGAGCAACTGAATCAACAAGCATAGGCATCAAGTTAACAAGAACTTGCTCGTCTACATTGTTGTCCATGAAAGTCTGGCTGATTAAACGGTAAGCATTCAAGATTACTTGTGAAGGCTTGAAAGTGTTGTCAGAAGCACCACGGTTCTCCAAGTTACCTGCTGAAGCTGCACCAGTTTGGAAAGTTGCAGGCTCTACGTCAGGCTGGATTGGAAGTACAGTAGCTGCACCATTTACTGGAATCTCACGGAACAGACCAGCTGTACGCAAGTTTACAGTAACTTCTTTTTCGATTTGACGAGCAACTTCTTGATCAATATCACCAGCGTTAGTTGCATAGTCGATACCAGCTTTTTCCATAACGTTCTGAGCGAAAGAAGTGTTCATTCCTTTACCAGTCATAGTACCTAGTAAAGAAGCGTGCATGAACTCCTTGCCCCACTTAGAAAGATCGCCAGTAGCACGATCGCCGAAAGTACGCTTGCTGTTACGCATAGCTTCGATTTCAGTGTTCTTCTCTTCGAGGTCCTTGCTAAACTTAGCCATTACTTCCTCGATCTTTGCGTCTTTCTCTTGAAGCTTAGCTTCAACGTCAGACATTAGTGAATCTACGCCAGACTGGATTCCAGTTTTAACGCGAATTTCTTGAGCTTCGATAGCCTTAGCTTCAGCTTTCGCTGTCTCTAATTCTGCTTTCTCAGCTGCTTTTTGCTCGGCTTGCTTCATTGCGATTTTAGTAGCTGTATCTTCAGCCACCTTCTTTGCAAAAGCTTCCAAGTCGATGTTTTGATTATCCATCTTGATCTCCTGATCTGCGGATTTCTCCGCGCTTTGAGGTGTGTTGTCACTAGCTATTCCCGAAGTAATCACTTCTTCCTTAGCCAGAGACTGACCTGCTAGATCTACACGATTAGTGAAAGTTTTTTTGAAGGCTTCGTACTCTTCAGTAGAGTCAAAAGACTTCGCGAGCGAAAAAGTAGCTGTCTGATTGCATGGCACGGATACTACCGATACCTCAAATAACTCAGCGTCCTTAATCATTAGTCCGTCGGTTTCCTTAATATAATCAGCATCCTTGACTCGGAAACCTACGGAAAAGGCCCCAAGAACACCGTCTTTTACTAGCTCAGCTACGTTGGCAGGTGCCGACTTACTGATTTTTGCTTCTAGCTCCAAACCCTGAGAACTTGCTTTCAGTCCTGTAGCTCGACCAACCGGTTTGTCATAATCATGATTAAACAAAATAATTGGATTTTTTTCAAAGTTCTCTAGCCCGCCTTTTTGCCAAGCTTCTGCCGAGATTGAGTCACCCGCGCGATCAATGTCCGTAGTGCTTGCCATACCCCGAATCATTATTGATCCATCGTCTGCTTGCGCAGCTTTAAAGGTTGACGTAAGATTAAAGATTTTATTCATATCTTAATCCTTTTTTACTGCTGGTTTAACAGCAGGCTTGACCGCGGCTTTTGGCTTTGGTGCTTTAGGAGCAATAGGCTTTGGTGCTGGCTCTGGAGCCGGTACAGGTCTAGCTGCTTCCTCCTTTTTCTTCTCAATCAATTTCATCAGGTCAGGATGCTCTCTTTCCATCATTATAATTGCTCGAGAATAACTTCTTCCTACATTACGAATACCGTGTAGACTTACAGGTATGTCGTCTTGTTTTATGTACTCGTCTTGGGTCATTATTTTACCTTTTTCTGCAAAATACATTGCCAAATCGCTACATAGTTTAATTCTTTGTGGTCTATTCGCCATCTTCGTTTCCTTCTTGTGGTCGTCCGCCCTCATCGGGATTTGCTGCTGAACCTGCTATATTTGCAGGAACACGTATCTCTTCTGTACCTTCTACATACTCAAAACCTAATCGGTCTCTAGCTTCAGCGGCGGTAATAATACCTCCATTTACTAGTGATGTATAGTAGGCTGAGGAGTCTCTTAACTCAGGCTGTAGAGCAGGTATATCTGTAATATCTTCTTTTAAATTGAAACCGAAATATCTTTCGAGTGCAAAATTTAATTTTCTAACTATAGGTAATATAGTCTCAAGATAATACATTCGCATATTTGGGCGAATGTTAGCGTTATTACCAGAGTCCAACATAATTGGAGGTACTCCGAGTGCCTTTAAAATTATCTTTTCATTATCAGCGATGCTATTTTGAAAATCTAAATCTTTAAAATTTACATTTGAAATTGCATCTACTTCTATTCCACCATCTAGAATAAGGGGTCTACGACCTCCTGCTTCTGGCTGGTATCGTGCTTGCCAAGACATCATCATACGTTCTTTGATCTTCTCAGAAAGAGTATTTGGTGATTTAAGTACTAAACCTGGAACTGCTCCATTCTTGAAGAAGTTATCCTGAAATTTACGCATCTTCATCATAAGTTGCATAGTACGAAGTGCAGGACTTAAACGAGGAACACCTCTGTATATTGAGTAGAAAGAATTCTCTTTAACATGGATTATCTCACTAGGCCTATAGTTTATCTTCTCATTATAAGTAAACTTTTCAATATAAGTATCTTTACTAGCATGAATAGTCATCTTATCTGCAGGAAGGTGGTACATATGTACGCCATCGAAATATATAAATATATTCCCATCAAGTATAAAATCAATAATTAAGTTACGTTTAAATGTATTAATATCCTGAAAAGGGTTTGGTTCTTGATTTAAAAGTAAGTCAATTTTTGATCTTTTTATGCCCTTTACAACACTTGTTCCTTTATGCTGATCTGATACAAGAGTAGGAATTTCCGCTGCGTCGTCTACAATTATATTAACTGCGCGGTTTACTATCTCTAACTCTTCGTAGGCTCTCTGGTAAGAAAAAATAGGCTCTCTGGAGCTTTGTTTTTCATTGCCATAAAACTGCTGAGCAGGGTTTAATTTCTCCTCAACTTCTACGGGTTTTCCTCCGAAAATATTATTATACCAAGCCATGTTTTTCTCTTTGAATCTCTACCCAACGCATTTGCTTTTTAGCAGTTCCTAGCGAGGGATCTTTGCCATAAATTGAATGCAGCTTTAAATGATGCGTATGACACAAAGTCACAGTATATTCATAAAGCTCGGCAGAGTGTTCTTCTATAAAGTCATCCCGAAGTGCTTGTATGTACTCAGGGTTGTGTTTATTCTTTGTAAGCCACTGGTTAAGTAGGGGCGTTAAACTATAATAGTGGTGAAAGTCAAGCTGTTCTGTTTCATTACAAATCTCGCAAGCGCTTCCTTTCTCATACTTGGACTTTGCCTTATCTCGTACATACTTTACAACATCACGTTTTAACTTAGGCATTTCCTTTCGTTTCCTGATTTTTCATTAGAAGAATTATATCGGCTTTAGGGTGTCTTGTCAATAACTATTTTTGCACAGGTATCATCAGAAGGTTATATTTGAGGTTATGAACGAATA